TCCATTAAAAATAGGGAGATGGTCCATATGGCAACTGAGACAATGAGCATACAGGACTTTATGAGTGGGAATTACGGAGCAAAGAAAAAGTGGAGCTTGTTCAAAAAGAAAGCAAAAAAATACGCACCTGTAGTGGTGCGAGTATCATTAGTAATCGGTAGTGCTATTATATTCAGTAATATTATAGATATACCTCATGTGTTTGCTGCTGAACCGGGAAGTGATGCTAATGAAGTGTTTAAAGATGTCCAATCGAGTGATGGGAAAATAAAGAATTATATAGATGGTCAATTATATAATCGTATTGTAAATGCATTTGAACCAGTTATCTTTTTAATCAAAGCGGTTTCGTATCCAATTGCTAGTGTGGTTGCTTTATGCGGTGGTTTGTTCATCATGGTCGGGAGTCAGGAACGAGGATTTTCTCTTATCTCCCGTGCTGGAATCGGCTATATTGTAGTCCAAATGATACCACTGTTTATGCGGTTGCTTGTTGAAATTGCAAAGGCTATATAAACAAAACATCAATATAATGATTTGATAACATTAACATTAACGTAACGTTAATGAATTAATAATAAAACAAAAGCCCTGTAAATACAGGGCTTTATAATAATCCTCTTTTTTCAAAGAAGTCACGGAATATTCTATTTGCCAGTTCAGACTGTGCACCTCTACCTGGGTTCTTTCCTAACACTTTTTTTATCACTTTATTAATGTCATCGTCTAAATGGAATCCGACTAAAGTCTTTTTCTTTGTAGTGTTAAGAAATCCTAATACATCATCATTTTCAACAATTTCATTAACATTTTGTTTTGTTTCTGTTTTATTATCATCTTGTTTTTGTTCAGATAACGTTTTATTAATGTTATTGTTAACATTAATGTTATGTTCTGTTTTTGTTTCGTTTTTATTATCTTGTTGTTTTGATTCAGTATCGTTAACATCATCATTTCTTACTGCACTATTACCAAATAAATCAGCTATATTGCGGTTGCTCATGTTCATTCAACTCCTTAAATAAACTCTTATAATAAAATGCAAATTCAGTATCTTTTTTAGCTAGAGTAAGAGGTAATTTGTTATATGCGATTGAGTTCGCGAATGAAATACTTCTAGGAATATTAGCGTTAAAGAAATGAACGCCTTCTTTATTGCAGAAGCTCTTTGCTTGCTTGATTGCTTCAGTGTGTAACTTTGTATTCTTTTGTACAAGTGTAGCTACCACACCAGCAATATCTAAATTAGGATTATGCTTTTGTTTGAATTGGCCAATAACATCAATGATCTTGATTAATGAACGTACGCTATATTGTTCCGGCTGGAAAGGAATGATAATTCTGTCTGTACAACAAATTACATTACTTTGAATTAGTCCAGAACTTGGCGGGCTATCGAATAAGATTACGTCATAATCCTCTTCAACAGACATTAAAGCTACTTTCAGAAGTAAGAATGGATTTATGTATTTATCTAGGTTAGGTAGTATGTCGAAGTCTAGGAAACTCATCATTTCGTTAGAAGGAAGTACATCAATATTTTTGTAAACATTAATTATAGCTTCTCTTGCTGGTGCGAAGTTAACTAATACATCGTGCAAAGTAGTACGATACTTGTCCGGGTTTTTCCCAAATGAAAGAAGGGAGTTACCTTGCTGATCGGCATCTATAATCAAAACTTTTTTACCTTGTTTGGCATAAAGCCCAGCTAGATTAACAGTCATTGAAGACTTTAATACGCCGCCTTTATTCTGTACAAAAGCTAATTTGTAAGCCATAAAGACACCTCCGTTATTTTATTGTTATGTTAACGTTAATTATTTGTTAATAGAACGTTAACGTTATGTAATTGAAACAATATCAAAATGAAAACATATCATTTCTATTTTGTCAATTTAACATAATGCTAATTAGTTCTGTAATATCAAGCTTTCTCCTGCATAAGCTCATAAAAAAAAGACAAGCCCAATGCTTGCCGTCTGTCCTTGTAACTCTAGTAATCTTGCGGTACAATAATTGTAGAAAAAGCGGAATAAAAGACGAAAGGACCCATTCTCTCCCCGACCAAAGTTTGAGAATGGATCCTTCAAATAGTTACACAAGAAATATCTTGTTGTTTATTAACTTCTGTCTATATAATATCAAAAACTATTAGACAGGTAAAGTATAAATATACTCTTGTGTAGCTTCCTTTTATTTGAATAAGGAGGCTATTTGTATGTCATCAGCGATCCGGAAATCGCAGGAGGATACATTCATCGATTCCTGGTATGAATGTTATCTGTCAGAACGGAAAAAAGCAGGATATGTAGTTACTATTGATTTGAGTAACGAACAACATAAACAAATTTGGTATGGTCTTCGTGACTTAAAACATTTGCTGAAAGCTTCAGAACGAGGTCTAACAGACGTTTATCTATCTCTTAATGCATTTGAACACGGGAGCAGAAAAACGGCTGATTTGAAGCAAATTAGAAACATTGGTGTAGACCTGGACTTTTATAAAATAGGACTCTCCAAAGAATATGTAATTAAGCAACTGCATGATTTTGTTTACGATGGATTCTTACCATGTCCAAACATCATCATGAATGGCCGCGGTGTGCAATTAGTTTATAGCATAAGTGGTGGTGCTGCTCCGCAAATGGCTTATTTAACACAATACATAACAAATCACTTTGTAAAAATGCTTATGCCACTTGGTGCAGATGGTTCATGCTCTGATTTATCCCGTGTATTCCGTTTGCCGTATAGTACACATGGAAAGACAGGACAACAAATCACAGTGGATTTATGGACGGAAAAAGAGTATTCACTGCAAGAACTCTATGAATATGTACCACCACTTGAGAAAAAGCGTAAAACGAAGCGTAAGGGCACTTTAACAACATTACCAGCACGTAAAGGAGTAATGGACCTTTACAGTTTAAATACAAAACGTAAAGCCGATTTAGAGATGATTGTAGAGCTCAGAAACGGTGTAATAGAGAACAGAAACGATTTAACATACATTTACTCCTTCACAACGGCTTTAATTGTTAAAAATCAAGTAGCGACGTTAGAAATGACATTTCAACTCAATGCAAAGCTTGCTGATCCGCAGTCAAAGAAAGAAGTGGAACGTACAGCAAAGAACGCATATAAAGATGCCATGATTTTCTTTGATGAGTTTGCGAAGAATGATTATAAGCGTATAGGATTACCGCATAACATTGTTAAGCCAATGCGAAATGATACGGTTATTCGAAAGCTTAATATCGATTTCACGCAAGAAGAGAAAGAAAAAATGAGTACTTTGATTGATAAAGTGGAGAAACAGAGACGTGACACGGAAAGAAAACGTGCGAAACGTGGTTCAGTAACAAGAGACGAATATTTATTAGCAGAACAAGAGAAGAAACAGGACAAGCTAGAAGTATTAAAAGCAGCCAAAGAAGCAAACCCGAAAGCGTCAATGCGGAAATTAGCTGAAATAACAGGCTTATCAAAATCAGTGATTGGTAGGCTAATAAAACAATTATAAAATGTCCCACAGTTGTCTTCTTAAACAGTAAAATTAATCATAAAACAAAAGTGTCCCAGGGTTGTCTTGTTAAACCGTACATTACTTGGACTACATATCTTTTTTAGAAAGAAGGTTTTACTAATGCATGAAGAACTATGGAAATCTATTTCTGGTTATGAAGGTATTTATGAGGTTTCTTCTTTAGGAAGGATACACTCTTTAGATAGAATTGTAGTTGATTATAGAGGTATCAAGAAAAAAGTAGCTGGGAAAGTTTTAAAACCAGGGTTAACTAATAAAGGTTATTGTATTGTTAGTTTAAACGCAGTGGATAAACGTCATACATTAACTGTTCATCGTATAGTAGCAAATGAATTTATTCCGAACCTGGATAATAAGCCACAAGTAAACCATATAAATGGTATTAAAACAGATAATCGTGTTTGTAATTTGGAATGGTTAACAAATGAAGAGAATATGCAGCATGCTATAAATAATGGTTTGGCTAATAAAGGTGGAAGAAAGAAAGGTTCAAGTAATAAGAAAAAAGTTTTAACTCCAAAAGTTAATAATAACGTTGCTCCGATGTCTATAGAAGAACGTAGAAAGTTAGATACGTTAAGAAAGAAGATTAAAAGAGGATCGGTTGAAAGAGAAAAATATTTGTTAGTAGAACAAAATAAAACTCAAGAAAGATTAATACAACTATCTAATGTACTAGAACAATATCCTAGTTTATCGAATAGAAAGTTAGCGGTTGAATTAGGAATTTCAGAGAGTTATTTAAGAAAGTTGAAAAGCAAACTAAATTGAACCTCCTATTTAGGGGGTTTTTATATTGGTGGGGGCGTGTTAGAATATTCCCTATTTCCGAAATTAGTTTTATCAATCAGATATAGTACGTGAAATTATTATTAATGTCTGTTGATAAAGAAACTGAAAAAGATTGTGGTATTATATTTTTATACATTTATAAAGTACGGGGGGATATAGTGTGGCGCAATGTTTTCGTTGTAAAGTAGAAAAACATGAAGATGACTTTTACATGTATCATGAATACAACATGACTAGAGGCCGAGTTCACAAAGGTTATGTTTGTAAAGAGTGTAGCGACATCTCATATGGTGACAAATGGTATCCAATTACAGGTTATGATGAAGAATGTGAAATTAGCAATCAAGGCCATGTAAGAGAATTAAGAGGAAATAGATATTACGAGATAACGAATGTACAAAATGCTAGTACGCGCTATGTGTACTTACATAAAAATGGTAAGAAAATGTTGAAAAACATTGGTCCACTAATGAAAAAAATTGATTTTACTAGGTAGAAAACGAGGTTTTACTGTTTTGCCGGTGGAGGATGAATGTATTACTATGAAGGTGCTCCTTCAAAAATTATTGGTTTACACTGGATCCCTGCACATTGTGTGGGGATTTTTTCATAAAGAAAAGACACCCTCATGAGTGCCATCCATATAAACCATTTTACTTTTAACAACATGTTCTCTTCACAAATGTATCTTCAATTCCATCATAAGAATATTTTACCATATTTATATATATATTGGTTGTTGAGAAAATAAAAGCACCCTTTCGAGTGCTAACGTTTACTTCAATCTGTCACGAACTACCTTTAAAAGTGCATCAATATTGTAATCTGGAATGTTTCTAACGGTACGTTTCTTGCTTCCGAACATCTTTTTCATCTCTAAATAAAGAATTCCTGTGTTCATAAGAGAGACACCAAACGGTCCTTGAATAATATCAAAGTCTACACTCTTAATATCTTTATATTTAACCGTTTCCGCTTCAGCGCCTCCAAATAAACCGCCTTTCATCATTACAAAGTATAGGTTATGTTCACCAACAACAATAAAACCTGTTTTAGTTAGTTTTGGATCAGCAACTTCAAAAGCGTAGATCTTTTCATCCTTTTTCATAACTTTCTTTAATGCGTCAAAAGCATACTCATAAAATTTTCGTTCTGTCTTAGGAAGTTCTTTCGATATATTAACCATTTCAACAAGTGTTACTGGAAAATCAATAACGCCAAATCGTTCATCGAGTTTAGTGTATTTACTTGCCATTAAAATCCGCTCCCGTATATGTAAGATTTCTGAACCAATCATAACAAATCTGGTTACAACTATTTTGTCATATTCTGTCGAATGAAATAAAAAAAGAGAGCAGAAGCTCCCTCTGGGTAAAATGGTCAAATTATGTCAAATTTTACCACTATTCATTGGAAAACTTTTCCCCTACAATGGAATCAAATCACAACAGATCATCACATTCACTCAAAAATCTCACATAATGATCGAGTTGTTTGCAAAAATTCTTTCTTTGGCTTTCAGATAACGCCGCATACGTTTTTTGAACACCGAAGATAGTATTATGTAGCATTTCATCTTCAACAGCGTCAGTGCGTCCAGTAAGCACGTCTAACGTTACGTTGAAATAGGAGGCGAGACGAAACAATGTCATAAGATCAGGTTCAGAAAAACCGTTTTCATAGTTATTAATTTGGCTTCTGCTGAGATTTAGTTCATGAGCTAAATCAGCTTGTCTTAATGAACGACTTTTTCTAAGTTCTTTTAAAGTTTCACCTAAATTTCTCATACTATTAGTATAGTTATAGGGATATCGATATACTATAAATGATAGATTTATTGTCATTTATAGTATGGTGATTAATTATTAACCCTGATGAAAATAAAAATAAGAACTTACGTTCTCTTTTTATCGAATTGGTGGTAAAATATTCATGTGAGGTCTTTCGATATGGAAATGTATAATTGCATATTTAATTCCGTAAAACACGAGAAACGTTGTCGCAGAGCGGTTTCTCAACTTTCTCAATATTTGTCTGATAACTCTATGACCGAATATTGGGAAATTTGTGGTATTATGAAAATAATAAAATAAACGGACGCAAAGAAAAGACCCACGGTGTAAGAGGTGCTGGTAACACCTTTTACACTGCCCCCTACCACCTTAGGGAACATTGTCGCGGATCTTGTACATACATATTATAACACACCTTAGATTGAGAGTGACACGTTTTCCTTTATATGTAATAAATTGGGGTTTACGTGTCTTTTTGTCCATGAGGAGGACAAAGATTGTGCAAAAGGTATTAGCTAAACTTTCTAATGATATGGATAGTAAGAACATTAACCGTAGTAAAATGGTTAAAAAAATGGATATTGATAGTGCTACACTCTCAAGGTTCTTAAAAGGGAAACATCAATTAGCATTCAATAAGTATGGTGAGATGTTAAAAGAAGTGTACTCTGATGAAATTCATATCAGAAGAGAGCTTTGTTCTCAATACTCTAAATGTATCACTCGACCAGGAAACAAACGTATAACTATGTATTATTTATTATCTCATGGGGAATTGAATATCTTAAACGAGCTTATCGATTCGGAAAAGCAAGGTAAACATCATGAATGGGCCACTATATGTGAATTGATTTGTTTGAGATATCAAGGTAAATTATCTGGCGATAAATTATTGGAGGAATATCAAGAAAAAACGGAAAGTTTTAAAACAAACACTCTTGAAATGGATGTATTGAGAGGGATAGTGTTGCTTCATGTGAGGTACGATCAAAAGAATTATAAGTCGATGATACGCTTATCTAAAGAACTTCATCAAAAGGCAGAAGACTTAAAAGGTGGATATATAAAGGACTTTTTGAAATTCAAAATCCAAGAAGCTATTATTTATGGACTCTTAACATGTTCGGAAATCGAAGAGTTAAGAAAAGTATGCTATGAAATTATTAATGATGAGTATTCAGAAAAATATTTTCCTATCTTCAGAGCTACGGCGTACGGCGTTTTAGGGGAGTCATATGTTTTTACAAACTACTCAAAGTCATTAACTTGTTTGAAAAAAGCTATAAGGATTATAAATAAAGGCCCAAAAGAGCAAATGGATAAGAGAAGAAATATGATTTTGAATACAATGGCTTTTTTAAAAATCCATTGGAAAGTCGATTTGCACAACATTAATCCTATTGAGAAAGTCGAAACAGCTTACTTAGAAATCCAAAAAGGTAATAATGAAAAGGCAATACAAATACTAAATGAAGTTTTGAATGAACAGGGATATCTTAGTGCTTTTGGGTTAACATATCTGGGTATTGCGAAAGGAAACGATCAAGAAATTTTATGTAAAGCTCTTGATTTATTTGAACGAAATTCGAACATCTTTTATTCGTATTTACCCAAGATACATCTAGGAATAATGCCCCAAAAATGCTATAATTTAGTTGGGTGATGCTAAATGAAAATAGTACTATCGCTAATCGCAAGCGTAGTGTTAGTTGGTGGATTTTTATTCGCACCTGCTGACAACAAAGAGCAACCTAAACAAGTTGCTAAAGAATCACAGAATGTAATTATGTTTATGGATCCTGGTACAGGCATCTAATTTAATAGATATACAGAATGACGTCTTCTCTTGCCGAAGACGTCATTCGTCATTTTCGGGGCTATTGAACTTTTTGAAAAAACAAGAGAATGTTCAATGCTTGTGAAATTTTCACAAACTACTATGAAGGTATCGGAGGATGTTGGGGATGGAGAAATACACAGAATTAGAGTTATTACTTAATAAAGCAAAGGGTGGGGATGAAAATGCCCTTTTAGCATTACAAGAAGTAATGAAGCAATTAGATCAACTCCAAGAGGGAATTTAAATAAAAAATAGACGATTGTTAGCGTAATAGTTGCTATCAATCGTCTAAACTGTTCACTGCACCTTTAATCATATTTAAGATGAGTTTTTGTTTATCTTCATCAAGTTTCTCGATTTTACTAATCATATCATGTAATTCTGTTTTAACCTCAGATGACTGGCTTTCATCTAAGTTTTTATAGTCAGACACACCAATTACATAATCTGTTGAAACGTTACCTAAATTCGCTATTTTAGTTACTGTATCTCTTGAAGGTTTCTTTTTTCCTGATTCGACCAGTGAAACCATACCTTTACTTATTTCAATAGCATCAGCGAAAGTTTGTTGGCTCATGGCTAAACTACTCCTGATTTCTTTTACGCGAATTCCAATTAAATTCTCATCCATATTAAAAACTCCCCTTTTACAGTCTGCTGACAACAGACTTCTTATATAAAATGTAACAGAAAAGTTTACTCAAAGACAACTTTTATTTTTATTTTATGATTTTTTTAAAATTATATGTTTACTTTAGGTAAACGGTGTTATATAATCAAATCAACGAAACGAATAAAGGTGATTAACATGGCGAAATTAAATACGCAAAAGGCTAAACAGATACGTTTACAGCTAGGTTATAGTCAAGAAGAAGTAGCTAAACACCTAGAATGTACAAAAGGATCTTACTGCCAAATGGAATTGGGTTATCGACAGCCTAGCCTTGATAAATTAGGAAAGTTGTCAAAGTTATATAAGGTATCAACAGATGAACTTTTAGAAATAAGTTAACTATAGGTAGTCAAATTTTTTTAAAATTATGTTTACCCCAAGTAAACAATAGGAGGAACAGAAATGAATCGATTACAAGTAATTGAAAAAGAAAACCAACGCGTATTAACTACATCGCAACTAGCTGAGTCTTATGGGGCTGACGTGAAAACAATCAGCAATAACTTCAATCGAAATAAAGAAAGATATACAGAAGGTAAGCATTTCTTTTTACTTCAAGGAGAAGAGCTTAAAGACTTCAAAGCCATTCATCAAAAAGATGAACAGCTAAAATTCGCTACAAAACTTTATATATGGACAGAAAAAGGAGCATGGTTGCATGCAAAGTCACTCAATACAGATGAAGCTTGGGAAGCTTATGAAATATTGGTGGATGAATACTATAGGATCACAAAACAATTTGACACTTCGCAACTAAGTCCAGAACTTCAAATGTTTCAAACTCTGTTCACAACATTAGCTACTCAAGAATTAAATCAAAAGAAACTAGAACAGAAGGTAGACAACATTAGCGAAATAGTAGCTCTTAATTCGACTGATTGGCGAAGAGATACAACTACGATCTTAAACAAAATCGCTCGCAAACAGGGTGGATTTGAAATGTACCGTAAGATTCGCAATGAAAGTTACGAAATCTTAGAACAAAGAGCTAGTGCGAAATTGAGTATTCGTGTGAACAACAAGAAAAAGAGCATGGCATTAGAAGGAGTTTCGAAATCGAAAATCGATAAAGTTTCTAATCTAGATATCATCGGAGAAGAAAAACGTTTATTAGAAATTTACTTAGCGATAGTGAAAGAAATGGCAATCCGTTATCAAGTAAATATTAATGAGGCTATATAAGGGGGAACGATAATGTCAAATGTAAATATGAACACAGTAATCAAAGCGAAACTATTTAGTGATTTGTTAAAGCATTTAGATGAGGTAGCTACATCGTTAATGATTCAGCGTGACGATATGTTGGAGGAAATGCACAAAAACAACCATGATTTGTATTCAGCATCTGTAGAAGAGCTAATCGATATGTTGGAGAAAAACGAAGAATTAGAGAGTGATATCCGTGCACTATTGATTACCGAAGTGGACAAGTTACACGAAGAGGTGATGTAAATGCTAGAAAATCCATTATCACTTTTTATCCTAGCGTTAATTATATGCAGCGCAATATCGTTAGTAGTTTTGTTGGACAAGCCTATCAAACGGTGGACGAAGGATGTGAAGTGATGACAAAAGAGCAACGAGATGAATACGAACGAAAGAAAATCTTGTGGATCATAAAGGATTTAAGAACTAGAGAGGTACATAACAGCGCAGATAAGATCGAGGAAACATACAAGTATATCACTCTAGATAAAAGGGACGAGCCTTGAGTTGTGAAGGCTCAAGGCTCATTTAATAAGGGTAAAGTTGATAATTCAACTTTATAAGTTAATGATACCATAATTTTACAAAAATAGACAAGCCTTTGCTTGTCGAAATATTCGGGAATTTAACGGTATCCCCCACCTAATAAAAAGGTTCCCGGATATTTCGATGCGCAAAGCATCAAAACAAAATAAAAAACCGGTTCACCCCTGAACCGGTTTGGAGAAAACAAATGTAAAAACTTCTACTTACATTATATCACATGTTTTCTCCGACAGTAAATAAGGAGGAATAGAAAATGATTGAAAATCCAATGTTAATCGGAAATCATCACGATTCATCAACAAGAGACTTCATTGAAGAATGCGCAGGTTGTGAAGGTGAGATCTATTACGGTGAAAGTTGCTTAGATTTCGATGGCGATTATTTACACACAGAAACAGAGTGCATCAAACAATATGTAGAGTCTCATTCTACAAAGAAAGTTGCAGGTGAGTGAAATGGGCCTACAAAACAAAATCGAAATGGAAATTCAAATCCTTATGAGTTTAGTTGAACGCTACAAGCAAAGTAATGAGCCAGGAGCTTTATCAATGGTTATTGCTTATGAATACGGATTACAGGCGCTTATGGGAGTGTATGAAGCAAGTCAGCAAGAAGAGGTGATCCCGTTTTGAAACGAGCGATAAAAGAATTGCAAAAGTCACTTGGTGTTGAGAAACGTAAGTTAAGTGATTACGAGTTTAAGTTAAAAAACTTAAAAGAACATGAGATTTCACTTCGTGAAGGTATAGCAGATGTGAAATTAACAATCGCTGATATAGAAGAAACGCTTTCCACTTTAGAAATCATGACAGAAGGAGCTGAAGCATAGTGAATCTTTGGCAGAAGTTAGTAGCGATTCGAAAAGATATAGATGTTTTCGTAAAAAACGGAAAAAGTTACGGATATGACTACGTAACAGGTTCTCAAATTCTCCACAAAATCAAAAAGAACATGGATGAATTGCAAGTTATCCTCATGCCAAAGATGGGTGAGCATAAAACATGGCAGTACAGCTATAAGAACCAAAAAGGAAGAGAGATAACAGACTTTGTTATTGAAGGTGACGGTTTTTACGAATGGATTAATGCAGAGAAACCAGAAGAACGTGAAACAATTCCTTGGAAGTTCTTTGGACAACAAGATGATGTATCTAAAGCATACGGATCAGCATTAACTTATTCCGAAAGGTACTTCTTGCTTAAATTCTTCGGTATCCCAACTGATGAAGATGATGCTGATGCGAAAAATACAAGAGGCAAGCAACAAAACGCTCCCTATAACAATAATAACAGCCAAAACAAACAGCAAAACACTGGCGGTAACAGCAAAGCATCCGAGAAACAAATGAAGATGATACACGCAAAAATAGCGCATGTGGCAGTCATTTCTAAAGCGGAGAAACAAACAATCGAGGATACATTAAAGAGCAAAATTGGGGCAACAAATTTAACGGAAATCAGCCCGCAAATTGCTTCTAAAGCAATAGAAACGCTAATTGGTTGGGAAGATCAGTACAAAAAAGCAAACTAAGGAGATGAAACCATGTTAGATAAAACAGAAACAAAAGTCGTCCTTCCTTCATGGGTATGGAAGGGCGCACGAAATGAAAAAGAAGTGAAAGCAAAGGCGATTGAGTACATCACTCCCGATCGCTATCCAGGTTACAAAATATCTAGTGTTAAAGATGGAATAGCAATATGCGAGAGGGAGAGTGTGTGATGTTTCAGGTAACAGTAAAGCGTGGATCGATGAAAGATATTTTGCAAGCAGTACGTGATTTAGAAGCAAGAGGTTATGACTATGTAACTCCAATTAGACCAGTTTATAAAACACGAAAAGACTTTTTGTATAACGAAAACAAGAATATCAAAGGTGGATATAAGTTTGGTGGAATGGAAGAATACGCATCCTATGAATGTTGCATGAAGAAGGTGGATTAAATGAAAAAACTCACTGTGAAACAAGCGATGAAAATATATCAAGAAAAGTTCCAAAATAACTTATCTCGAATTTTTACACCTCTTTATATGTTAGCAGAAAAGTCTGATGGAACGGGGTATGCGTTAACTTATCATCATGCTGTAATTCCGAGTAGAGAAGAATGGGAAGTTATGAAAGTATTGGTTGATGATTTCTATGAAAATATTAGCGATATAGAAATCGAACAATTTAATGATGAATCTAGACAAATGAATAATGAACAGCAAGTAAATTCATCAAAACTAACTAAAAAACAAAGAAAGATAAAAGGGTATATCTATTTTTTAAAGGCAGACAATGGCCTCATAAAGATAGGTAAAACAAAGGACTTAAAACAACGTTTAGACCACTTTACAGCAAAACTTCCTTACAAATTGGAACTACTTCATTCGATTGAATCAGATGATTATTCATCACTAGAAGAGTACTTTCATGAAATGTTTGCTAACAAAAGAAAACGTGGTGAATGGTTTGAACTGACAGAAGAGGATATGAAGGAAGTGAAGTTATTTGAACAGTGAACTTTTTCAATTAGAAACATTCGCTAGAAATGGTTTTATGGTGAGACTTTCATATGTAGATATTGCTGAGGATCTTATAGCAGGGATTTTATTAGGGCAAATTGTTTATTGGTACATGCCTAACGAACAAGGAAAGAGCAAATTACGTGTTAAGAAGAACGGAGAATTTTGGCTCGCTAAAGGTCGCGAAGATTGGAAAAACGAGATAAGAATTACACCTAAACAGTACGATAGAGCAATCAAAATCTTAATTGACAAAAGACTTGTTGAAGTTCAAAAGTTCAAATTCAATGGAGCTCCAACAAATCATATCAAATTAAACATTTCCGAAGTTACCGAAAGGGTAAAATCCATTTTGACCTTTGGGGAAAATCCAAATTCCCCTTTGGGTGAAATGGAACTTACTGAAACGGTAAATTCTTTAACAGAGATTACTACAAAGATTACTACAGAGACTACTACATTAAAAGATAATGTGCCTTCTGACCAAAAAGAGCGGTCAAAAGACTGCATCCCTTATGAGGATATTATTTCTTATCTTAATGAAAAAGCGGGTAAATCTTATAAACACAAAACAGCCAAAACTAGAACTTTAATCAAAGCTAGATTTAAAGACGGCTTTACTATAGATGATTTTAAACAAGTTATTGATATTAAAACGGCACAATGGTTAAAAGATGTGAATATGAACCAGTATTTACGACCGGAAACGTTATTCGGGACTAAATTTGAAGGTTATTTAAACGAAAAAGGAGCGGAAAACCATGGCAGTAACAGCAATGCAAAGGGTAGCCAAATCCCTGGATTTAAAGGTGAACTTCCATTCTGATAAATGCATGAACCATTCATATGAAATAGGCGGTCAAAAATTTGTTAAACCTGTTCAGATGATCGAATTTAAAGGACAAGTCGTTTGCCCCCGATGTGTTGTTGAGGAAAACGACAAAGTATTAAAAGAACAGGCGAACAATCATTACAAAAAAATCAAAAGAGCTAAGAAATTCAACATGCTTACAAAGCACAGCATCATTAGTAACAAAGAAATACTCGATGCTACGCTATTTAATTACAGAACGGAATGTAATGAGACTAGAACAAACAAAAAGCTCGTAGAGGGCATTGTAGAGAGGCTAAAAGCAGGAGAGGTTAAAAACGTATTTATTGTAGGTGTACAGGGTGCAGGTAAAAGTCATTTAGCTTATTCGATTCTAAGAGAACTTAGAGAACATTTCTATGGGATTTCAGATGGTGAGAAGGATAATGACGAACTAATCTATCAAAAAATGAAAAGCTGTTTGTATGTAGAGATTGAGCAACTTATGCGACTTATCAAAGATTCATTTAACAACAAAGATTCTAAGTATACGGAAGAGTATTGTGTAGAGCTTCTAACAAGCGTTGACTTCCTGGTACTTGATGATTTAGGAGCAGAAAGCGGATCAATGAACAGAACGGACGAAGCAAGTAATTTTATACAACGTGTCTTATATGCAGTGACAAACGGAAGACAAGGGAAAGTAACTATTACAACAACTAATCTATCAAGCGGTGACATATTTAAAAAATATGACAAGAAGCTTGGAAGTCGGATTTTAAATAAAGCTGAAGCGATTGTATTTAAGGAAACATCAGATAAACGTATTGAACATTTAGGATTCTAAGGGGGAAATAAAAATGGCAAAGGTAACGGTTGAATTAACAGAAAAACAGGTGGAGTTCTTAAAGTTATTTAGTGAAAAACAATACGAAGGTGCAGAAGATAACCAATACACATGTGATGCTTTGCATGTTGTACAGAAAAAAAGAAATCGCTTTGTTCCATATAGCGAAGATATTTCGGATTATTTTGATCCAGATCATTTAAAGTTCTGCGTAGATGAAGATCATGAATCTTGGAATGACGATGAAACGGAAGCTGTTAGGGAGCACTATGAGTGGATAGATAAAGAATGCCAAATTGAAATAAAATCGTTCGCTGATTTACGATGCAAACGAGTTATTGGAACAGATAGGGAAGAAAGATTCATTATGAATTTCGATGATTATTTTAAACATTATGGAATAGAAAGCTACGACATGGCTTGGGTAGAAAAAGAATGGGAAAACATAGCATTCTTCTTCATCTTCGAAGAAGCTAAACGTTATCAAAAATATCAAGCTCATAATCTAGGGAAATCAAGAATCTATACTTATTCTGCTGGTTATGACAATAGGGGAGATTTTACTCATTTCCGTGATTTGCTAATGAAAATGGGACAAGAGTTAAATAAGGAATCCAATCAAAAAGAAGAAGCTGCGGTTTAAATAAAAAGGGGGAATAACAATGTGTGCATGTAAAGAAACGGGAGTAATTAGAAACGATATTGGAACGGGAATGTATCAATTTGCGCCATGCATTTGCGCGGCAGGGGAGCAAAGACAAAGGGAAGCGGATAGAAAGCGCCAGGAAGTAATGGCAAGGTTGGAAATAGCTTATCAAATGCAGATACAAGAGAAAGTCGGAATAGGGGCATGAAGCAGCTAACACTTGAGGATGTAGTGGGAAGTTTTGATTACTCAGCAAAGAGCACGGCCGAGCGATTCCTAGCAAAGCCAAGCGTCATAACGTACTCAATAGAGTTTTACGACAAGGACGAGAAATGGAAACTACGTTGGTTTGAAGCGAAGTCAGAGAGCGAAGCTGTAGGAATGGCTAAAGAGAAATACGGGCGGATACAAGTTATTAACACTTACATTTCAGATAGATCGTTAGCGGAAATAATGAATCTTGATTAGGAGGGGAATGGCTATGGAATATAATCCATTACCAACATGGGATCAATATGAAATTGCTGAAAAGAACGGAATCAGTAAGAGCACAGTCTATCAGCGGATAAATATTCAAGGGTGGACTGTAGAAAAGGCGATTACAGAACCATTGTTTGTAAGTATGAAAGAAAGATATGCAGAACAATGGAAGATTGCAGAAAAGAATGGTATTTTATATCGCACATTTCGTTCTAGAATTACGAATCTGAAATGGAGCCCTGAAGAAGCGGCAACAATACCAACATTATCCACAAAAGAATGCGTAGAACGTGCTCATAAAAAAATAGATATCATAAAGCCAAATGATTTCGCTAGAGCTATTAAACACAGTGTAGGTAAAGCAACACTAAGGGAAAGGGTATTTAGACTCAAATGGGATTTAGAACGAGCTATAACAACTCCTCCTAACATTAAACATAGAGCGAAGAAAGAGGCGATCTAAATGATTTTAAATAGATGGTTAACAGATGAAGAATATGCCAGGGCAGCGGAAAGTGGAATCAGTAAGTCAGCGCTTAGAAGACGCGTTTATGACTACGGATGGGATTTAGAGGAAGCTTTGACAGCTCCACCTGGAAGTGTAAGGCATGAATTTGAAAGAAAGCATGAAAAATGGCTAAAAGTAGCTTTGAAAAATGGAATTAAAAGCAGCACATTTTATAGCAGGTTGAATTTAGGGTGGTCATATGAGAATGCAGCGAACAAACCTGTACATAAAAAGAATAAGACGGAAAAAAATTGGTTAGAAGTTGCATTGGAAAACGGGATTAGATATCAAACGTTCACATCAAGAGTTCGTATGTATGGATGGGATCTAGAGAGGGCAGCGACAACTCCTGTTATGACAGCGCGAGAATCTGGGAAGAAAGCAAGGCAAATGAAAGCGATTTTCACTGATGAACAGTTAGCAAAAGCAAAGTCTAATGGAGTATCTCGGCAAGTATTAAGAAGAAGAGTGGTTGTAATGGGATGGGATTTAGAAGAAGCGATGATAACACCACCACTTAAAACATGGAATACAAAAAGAAAACGTAATATCAGTTAGGAGGACAAGTCATGACAACCAAGGAGAGCGCTAGATTAAGAGGTTTCTGGACGCATAAACAGACAGGTGAGTGCATTGTAGTCAATCGAGTGACGATGCAAGGTGAAGCATATGCGCGGCAGGTGGGGAAAGACACGAAGCCACTTAATAAGATGAGACTCATATTGTTAGTACGTGAGTTAAAAGAGGAATATGTGAAGGGGATGCGATGAAGATGAAAATTATTAATTGGATTGCATGTATATATTGGTTCATTACTGGAATTATGATGTGTTTTGGATACGAGCCTTTGCCAGGGTTACTTATAGCAGCTTGCTTCACTTCAGGAATGTTTTTCCTAGACCATGCTACTAGAAAGTACTAATTAGGAGGAACAATGGACAGGAAACAAATTTACATCGACGTTCTACTACATAAGGGGATTTATAAGGAAGAAGATACAGGACGTCAGCTTTATGAAATGGATGAAAAAGAGTTATTCGAATTACTAAAAGGAGATGGGGAGAATGAAACAAACAGTTGAATGTGAAGTGTGTGTGGGAAGCGGATTTAGTGGATATGGAACCGGGTATGATGCTATTTGTGATAATTGTGGAGGTATTGGAGAATATCCGATTCTGAGTGGAGATGAGGAGATTGGTAAGAGGGTTTGATATATCAACTACACTTGGAGTTACTTGGAGCAAACGTGAGAATGATTGGATGA